AAGCGGCCGGGTAAGGACGCAGAGGAACACCAGGCGCGCGAGCACGCGCGCATGCGCAAGATGGGCCAGATGGTTGTGGTCCTCGATTCCATCGAGGCGGTGGACAAATTTATTGAAGGGATCGCGTGATGGATAACGTATCGGGCTACATACCCCACATGCTCATGTTCCTCGGTGGCGTGTACATCGGCATGACCATCATGGCCTGCATGGTCGCGGCCGGGCGCGCGGACAAGGTGCTCGAATCGGCCGCGCCGGACTGCTGCAACCATGACTGCAACCAGGGCGACGACTGCCCGCTGCGCGAACAGGTGGGCGGATGAAGCCCGTGGCGGTCGCGCTGGTCCTGGCGCTGATGGCCGGATGCACCGAGCGCGCAACGGTCAGCGCACCGGCCGCAGCGTGCAAGGCGCAGTACACCGGCCGCCAGCGCGTCGAGGACACCACCACGCAGATGTGCGCCGGCTTCGACTCGAAAGGTGTTTGCACGGTGTGGATGCCGATGTATTCGCATACCACGTACAACGAAACGCGCGTCGTTTGCGACTGGTTGGAGTGGCGATGACGCGCCGCGCGTTCGTGCCGCGCCCATGGCAGGTGCCGATGATCGACCACATCATCGGCGTGCCGCGCAACGGCCTGTTCGCAGGAATGGGATTAGGAAAAAGTGTGGCCACGATGACGGCGCTCGACTACATGTACCTGGCCGGCGAGTTGACCGGGCCGACGCTGGTATGCGCGCCGCTGCGCGTGGCCGCGAGCACCTGGCCGGACGAGGCGGTGAAGTGGGACCACCTGCGGCACATCGAGGTGCAGCCCATCATCGGCGACGCGAAGGCGCGCGAGCGCGCATTGGCGAACACAAATGCGTCCGTGTTCTCAGTGAACTACGAGAACCTGCCCTGGCTGGCCGAGCACCTGGAAGCCAACCGCCGGCCGTGGCCCTTCGCCAAGGTCGTGGCCGACGAGTCCACGAAGCTGAAGGGATTCCGCACGAAGCAGGGCACGGCACGCGCCAAGGTGCTCGGCCGTGTCGCGCACAAGTACGTGAAGCGCTGGTCGAACCTCACCGGCACACCGAGCCCGAACGGGTTGCAGGACTTGTGGGGACAGACCTGGTTTCTGGACGGCGGCCAGCGGCTCGGGCGCAGCTTCACCGCGTTCGCCGAACGCTGGTTCAGGACCGGCCACAACGGCTACGGCATCGAGCCGCTGCCGTTCGCGCAATCGCAGATTGAGGACGCGCTGCGCGACCTGTGCCTGACGCTCGACATCCGCGACTTCGTGGACATCCGCGAGCCGATTGTCGTTCCCGTATATGTGGACCTGCCCGCTAAGGCACGGCGCATCTACGACGAAATGGAAAAGAAGATGTTTGCCGTGATCGGCGAGCACGAGGTCGAAGCGTTCAGCGCGGCGGCCAGGACGATGAAATGCCTGCAGCTCGCCAACGGCGCGGCCTACGTGGGCGAGAACAGCGAGAAGTGGGAGGAAGTACACGATGCAAAGATTCAGGCGCTCGAGGACATCGTGGAGGAATCTGCCGGCGCGCCCGTGCTGGTGGCCTACCACTTCAAATCGGACTTGGCCCGACTACAGCGTGCGTTCCCTAAGGGTCGAACGTTGGACGCTTCGCCTGACACGATACGAGCGTGGAACGCCGGCCGGATACCTGTGCTATTCGCTCATCCAGCATCTGCCGGTCACGGTCTCAATCTTCAAGACGGCGGCAACATCCTGGTGTTCTTCGGCCACAACTGGAATCTCGAAAACCGAATGCAAATAATCGAGCGCATCGGGCCGACCAGGCAATTACAGGCGGGGTACGACCGGCCAATGTACATATATAACATCCTGGCCCGCGATACCGTGGACGAGCTCGTGCTGGCGCGATGCGAAAGCAAGAGGGAAGTTCAGGACATCTTACTTGAGGCCATGAAGCGGAAAGGGTACGCATGAAAAAGTGTGTGCGCCACCCGGACGGCCCAAAACACGCAGACGGTCGGTGCGCGCTCTGTCGGCGGCAGAAGGCGAGCGACTGGTACCGCGCAAATAAAAGCCGAGCACAAGCGCGCAATAAGGCCGGTTATGAGGCGAACAAGGAACAGCGGAAAGCTGATGCGCGAGCCTGGTACGAGGCGAACCGTGAACGGGCGGCCGAGCGTAAGAAGCAGTACGCGATAGAGAACCCCCACATTGAGCACGCGGCTAGGCTTCGGCGCCGCAATTTCACCGCCGAAGCATTCGAGGCCGCGCTGGTCATGCAGGGCTACCAGTGCGCGATCTGCAAGGCCGACCTGGCTGACGCGCCGCGCAAGCTGCTGCACGCGGACCACTGCCACGCAACCGGGCGCCCTCGGGGCGTGCTCTGCCCTAAGTGCAACGTCGGCCTCGGCAGCTTTATGGACAGCGTAGAAAACCTGCGACGGGCCATCGCCTATCTGGAAAACCCGCCGCTCGATATTGTTTGAAACGGAGAACGACAAAATGAAATTCGAAGCGAACACCGGATCGCAAGCCCCGGACGGGCCGGACTATTGCGTCAACTGTGAGCGGCACAAGGACTATCACGAACCGAGCACGCAAGCCTGCGCGGCCAACAGCGACGACGCGGTGCTTTTTGCCCACACCAACGTGCGATTGCGCCAGGCGGAAGCGGCCGCGGCGCAGGGCGTGGACTTCACGGCGCTGCACGCCGTCGTGGCCAAGCAGCTCGCGCCCAGCGCACTGGCCGTGCAGCAGGGCGGCGACCACTACAAGAAACTGAAGATTCAGCCCATCGAGTTCATCCACGCGAACGGCATCCCGTTTGCCGAGGGCAGCGTCATCAAGTACGTGACGCGCTGGCGCGACAAGGGCGGCATCAAGGACTTGGAGAAGGCCCGCCACTTCCTGGACCTGCTCATCGAGTTGGAAAGTGCGAAGCCCAACTAAGTCGCTCATCGTGCGCTACCTGGCCGAGCACGGCCCGATGATGTCGGACGCGCTGGCGGACCTGCTGGGCGTCAAGCGCCGCAGCGTCAACCGCGCGCTGGCCAGCATGATCGCCCAGCCGCCCGCCGAGCGGCCGGTGCGCGTCCTGCGCTGGGATCGGGTCGAGCGCGGCCTGTATGGCGCGGTGCCCGTGCCGGTGTACGCGGCCGGCGCCGGGCCGAACCGCACGAAGCCTAAGCCGAAGACCGCAGCGGAGAAGGCGCGCGAGTACCGCGCCCGCGCCGCCAGTCCGGCCAGCATCACAGCAGCCATGGTGCGCGCATGTTCCTCACCGACGACGAACTCGTCCAGTTGACCCGGCGCACACGCCGCGCGTCACAGCGCCAGGTGCTCGCGGCCATGGGCATCGAGCACCGGCCCAGGCCCGACGGCTCGCTCGTGGTGCTGCGCTCGCACGTGGAAAAATTGCTTGACGGAGCGTTAGCAAATGCTAAAATACGGGTACAGAACAACGAACCGGATTGGAGCAAGGTATGAGTCGTTATACGCGGGAACCAACCACCGACCTATCGGCGGAAGAATTGGTACGCCGGGGCTACCGTCGGACATCGAACGCCTATTGCATGGTGTCGCGCATCGACCGCGGGGATTGGCTTGAGGTGATGGCCAAGCGCTTGCGCTGTAAAGCCGATGAACTGGACCCTAAGAAGTGGGCCGACTTTTACCGACGGGTTTACAGCCAAGACAACCTCACGGTTGCGCCCGCTGTCTTTCGGAAAATCCCTACGTCCAACCACGATCCGGTTGGGTTCGTGAACCTGGATTGAGCGATGCCCCGCCCACGCAGTCCGCACAATAAGCACCTACCCGCGCGCTGGCGCCTGTACCACGGCGCTTATTACTACGCGGTTCCCACGGGGCTTGAATCGTTGTGGGACGGCAAGAAGCAATTCCGGCTGGGCACCACGTTGCCGGAAGCCTACAAGGTGTGGGCCGAGCGGGTAGGGCGCAATGAGAGCGCGAAGATGGTGGCCGACCTGCTGGACAGTTACGCCGCCGAGGTGGTGCCGACGAAGGCGGCCAAGACGCAGCTTGAGAACGCGCGCCATGTCGCGAAGCTGCGGCGTCACCTCGGCAACCTGCGACTGGACGAGGTGACGCCGCAACTCGTCTACAAGTACGTGCGGGCGCGCAGCGTGAAGAAGCGCAATGAGAAGGGCAAGCTGGTCGGTGGCAAGACGGCCGCGCACCGCGAGGTCGAGGTGCTGTCGCACGCGTTCACGAAGGCCGTGGAGTGGGGCCACATCGACCGGCACCCGTTCAAAGGGGAAGTGAGGTTACAAGGTGAAAAACCACGAACACGATATGTCACCGACGAAGAAGTGCTTGAGTGCCTGGCACTGCCGTCAGTGCGAAAAGCCGGTTCAGTTCGCGCTATCCAGGCCTATATCCGGCTCAAGCTGCTCACCGGTTTGCGACGCGGTGATTTACTGCGCCTGCGGGTTGGCGATTGCCGGGATGATGGAATTCACGTCACCACAAACAAGACAGGAAAGCCCGTCATCTACGAGTGGTCGGACGAATTGCGAGCTGCCGTCGACCTTGCGAAAGCAAGTCGACCTGTTCACATCAGCCCCTGGCTGTTTTGTAACCGTGACGGCGCCGGATACTTAGACGAAGCGACTGGCGAGGCCCATGGCTGGGATTCGATGTGGCAGCGGTTCATGGACCGCGTGCTCAAGGAAACGAAGGTCACCGAGCGCTTCACCGAGCACGACCTGCGCGCCAAGTGCGCCAGCGATGCCAAGACTTTAGACCATGCGCGGGCGCTGCTCGCGCATGCCGATAGCAGGACGACCGACCGCATTTACCGGCGGAAGGCGGAAAGGGTTCGCCCATTGAGATAGAAGGGATTGGATTTATGGAACTTTCGGAAATTATTGAGGGCGTGCTGAAACGACACGGCCCGATGGAAAACCGCGACGCGTTGCGCGATGACCTGGTCAGCTTGTTCGGTGGACTGGCCAACGGTCCGGCGCTCATCGACACCGTGATCCGGCCACGCGTCGCCGGCATGAACCCGGCCATGGCTGCACCGTACGGCGAGGCGGCGCAGCGTCGCTTCAGTGACAAGATAAAAGCGGCCACCGAACTGCAGCCCGAAGACTTCGGCATCCTGGACCTGGTAGCTGTTGAGCGGGCCAAGCATTATGCCGCCGCGCTGATGGCCGCCCAGCGGCCGGCCGATTGCATGGCGATCCTCTTTAGCGCCGCCCCGCGTCAACCCACCGGCATCGCACGAGGTACGATGCTGCAGTATCCGAATTCTCCGCAACGCTTGCTCGTGGTGGGGGAAGACGACACGCACCTGCACACGTTCATCGTGGACACGGGCACCTATTACGGCATCTACAAGGCCCCTGCCAACCTGGCCAGCGTGCATACGGCCTCCGCACCAGCCATGGCCTACGCCCTGTTCTTCGAAGCCAGCAACGGCGAGCGCGCCATGCAGTACCCGGTGCGCGGCACCGCCCAGGAATGCGAGCAGGACAGGACGATGTACGACCCGGTGTGGCACAACAAGCTGCACGTGCACCGGCTCGTGGACGGCGGCGAGGTGACGCCATGAACCTGAACCAGTTGCTCGCCCACGACTTCAACGAAGCCGTGAACCGCGAATACCCGATGCCGGACAGCCCGCACACATCCGTCATCATGCACGCCACCGACAACAGGGCGGCCATGTGGCGCGGCATTCGCGCGGTGCTGGACGTGGTGCGCGGCGCGGAGCCGAGCATTACGTCGTTCACCGACCCGAGCTTCCACGAACCATCATGGCAGCACGGTTACGCGACGGGCTATGCCGCTGGCCTCGGTGACGGCCGCGCCGAGTTCACGAACCCCGCTGCTACCTCGCCCACCGAGCGTCGCCAGGGCGCGCCGATCCAGCCCACGGGCGTGACGCTGCACGGCCTGCCGGTCGTTATTGACGACACGGTGCCGCCGGGCACGGCCGAGTTCCGCAGCGGCCGGCGCATCGAGCGCGTGGATATTGAGGTGAAGCCGGACCAGGAAGGTGGTGCGGAATGACACGCCCTAGCTGGTGGATCGATCCGCCCGAGCCGCCGCCACCGGCTGCTGACGATTACTATGGCCGCAAGGTGCAGGCCACGCCACCGTGGTCGGAAACAGCCGCCATTCGTGCGTTATACCGGGACGTGGAACGGAAGAATACGGCCGAGCGCAAGCGCGTGACGCGTCGCACGTTCGTACCTTGGACCGCGGACCACATCATTCCGCTGCGCGGCGAGAACGTGTCGGGCCTGCACGTCTTGGCGAACCTGCAGGTGGTGCGTAAGACCACGAATTCGCGGAAGGGAAACCGCGTTGAATTGCACGATCCCCGCTGAATCGCACAATGTTGCTTCAAAGCAACTTAGGGCGTTCGCCCTAAGCGATTGATAATCTTATTGAAAACTGGCGCGCCCGGCAGGATTCGAACCCACGACCCCCTGGTTCGTAGCCTGTCCAGCGCGCCAGCGGATTCGGCAATTCTATCAAGACCTTACCCGCGCGCAACTGTGCAATTCCGACGCCGGTTACGCGCGGGTAAGTACCTGATTCACAAGGCCCGGCCACCGGGCAATCGCACAAGGAGAAGACCATGCCGAATCCCCAGCAATCAAACGGCTGCACGCATCAATGGCATTGCATCTGCATGGACGCCAATGACGGACTGTACAGGTGCGGTCTTTGCGGCCTGATGGGCGACGGGCACGGTTGCACGTGGACGGCCAAAGCGTCGCCGCAACCTGCCGCCGCTACTTGACCGGCGGCGCCACGGCCAGCAGCTCGGTCTTCCGGCCGCTGTCCGCGCTGCTGCCGAAATAGTAGTTGACCACGGCGCCCCAGGCGGCGCCCAGCGCGCCCAGCATGATGAGTAGCGCCTGGTTCTCGGACGACTTCAGGGCGCCGGCCAGCATGCCCACCAGCACGCCGAAGAAGCCCACCGTGATGAGCACCGCCAGCGTGGCCGGGATCAGGCTGCGCGTAGCCATCTGCATGGCCCGCGCGTCCTTGGTGTTCTCGACCGCCAGCGCGGCCAGCTTCTCGATGTCGGCAAACCCGAGTTCCTGCATACGCAACGCGAACTGCTGGTCTGCCTGTTTCAGCGCGAGCATCTGCTCGGGCGTGGCGCCTGACAGCGCGGCCTTGACCGCGGCCTCGGTCTTGTCGGACAGGCCCAGCGCGTCGCCAATGGCCGACACGGCCATGCCGCCCAGCGGGCCGCCCAGCGCGGTGCCGATCCACGGCGCCACGGTTTGAATGATCGCCTTCCAGTCCATCACGCCCCCACGAGGATGTTGTATGCGACGCGCCGCGACCAGCCGCGCGCGTTCTGCGGCCAGTTCGACAGCTCGGTCAGGTAAGTCAGGCGCTTGGCGTTGAACAGTGCAATGGTCTTCCACACGTCGGCCGTGCGCACCGCGGCGATGGTCTTGGCGCCGAGGATGCCGTCGGCTTGCACGCCCACGCATTCCTGCAGCCAGCGCACCGGGTAGCCGCCGTTGTACGCGGCGTCGAACACCTGGTACGCGATGCGCGGGTCGAACTGGTCGCACTGGTACTTGTCCCAATACAACGCTTTCGCGATGGCGCGGGCCGTGTCCAGCGGCAGGTCGCGCATGTCGCCCGTGTACCCCCACTGCCTCGCCACGCGCTCGGTGATGCCGAACTTGGTCGCGCCACCCGGATCGGCCGCGCGGTCCCGGTCGGTGAAGCCGCCCTCGATTTTCGCGATGCTCGCGAACGCCATATCAAAACCCATGTCAGCCCCCTTTGTGGACGTTGGCCACGAACGCCTGCCATACGGCGTAAGCGAGCCACCCGAGACCGGCCAGGGCGCCCGATCCGGCGGCCTTGATGAGCGCTTCGCGCACCATCCTGTTGCGCAGTTCCATGCGCTCGATGATGGCCTCGTGGTAGCGCCGGTGGCCGTCCACGTCGCCGCTCGGGAAGCCTGCCAGCAGCTTGGCCATGGCCGCGTCGGCATGCACGTTGCGCTCGATGATGGCGTCGATTTTTCGGCTGCTTTCGAGTTGCAGCTCGTGCAGCCCGCCGAGCATTTCAGCCAGGGCGGGGCCGCCCATTCGTTCCGCTTCCATCTGCCACAGTTCCTTGGACATGGGCCTCTTTCGGTCGCTTACTGCACGGTGTACATGGCCACGAACGAGAACGCGCGGTTGCTCGTGTCGATGGCGTTGATCTGCACGGTGAGTGCGTCGTTGGTCGTGTCGCCCAGAATCGCGCCGCACATCGTCGCGCCTGTCAGTTGCGTGGTGACGGTGCCGGCGGCCTGCGACAGCGACGTGAAGTCGGACGGGATCGGCAGCGACATGCGGAAGGACGCGGCGCCGGTCGCGGTGGCCTGCATGTTCACGCGGCCCGCGACCGTGACCACGTTGCCGACGCGCTGGTAATAGCTGACGAAGGCCGTCGTCGCGGTCACGTTGGTAACGTTCGTGAGGGCCGGCGTCCAGGTGCCGCTGGCCAGCGTGCCGGCCGCCTCGGTGATGTCGCGGCTGTGGCCCATCGCCCACACGCGGTTGACGTGCGCGCCGCCGTTGCCCGAGACGATGAGCAGGGCCAGGGTGGGGTGGCTGGAATCAGGCCGGTAGATGGCCATGCCCTCGGGCTCGTAGAAGGTGCCGGCGCCGTCGCTTTGTGCTTGGGTCAGGCCCACGGACAGGTTGTCCTGGCGCTGCGTGCGCACGCCGTCGATGGTGTAGGCGTGGATGCGCTTGCCGTTGGTCGAGGAATTCCCGGCCAGCACGTAGACAGTGGCGCCGTCGCACGCGATGCCCTGCACGGGCGTGAACGCGTTGCCCGCGTCATCGAGCAGGATGTCGTCGTCAATCTGCCACTCGTAAATCCACTGCGTCGAGTAGTCGCCCGCGCCGCCGGCCACCAGCATGGCCAGGTCGAACACGCGGACAAAAAACGTGCGGCTGTCCTTGCGGCCGACCGCGAGCAGGAAGCGCTGGTCGTACGAGATGGCGGGCAGGGTGGCGTTGCCGGTGTACGCGAATTCAGCACCGAACAGCGTGTACGCCTGCACGTTGGCGAGGTTCGCGGCGTTGCCGCCATAGTCGAAGCGGATGACCTGGCGGTGCCCGGTCGGGAAGTTGGTTGCGTGGTAGCGCACGGCGCCCCACAGCTTCACCGTGCCGTTGTTGCGGTATTCGAGCGTGAGCCCCTGGTGGCCGAGCTGGCTTGACGAGTTCGACACGCCGGCCGCGGCGAGCGTGGCGCTGCCAGGCGACATCGCGTACTGGCTGACATACGAGACCTCGGGCGAGCCCGACACGTGCATCGTGTAGACCTTGGCGCCCACCTCGTCCACGGTGAAGGACTGCAGCCCGATAACCTGCGTCAGCACGAACGTGGCGCGCGAGACTGAGCCGCGCGCATCACGCAACAGCGACGTGGCCGGAGCCGCTGGCGGCGCCCCGCGTGCCGGCTGGTCCTGCGTGTAGGCGTAGGGCGACGCGTTGATCGTCGTGGATTTACCGATGCGGAACTTGCCGTTGTGATACCGGTTCTTCGTCGGGATCGCCGTGACCTTGAACGTGCGGCCCATCAGGTCGATGTCACGCCCGGTGTGCACGAGTTCCAGCGCTGTGAATGCGGCCGTGTCATCGGCCACGCCGTTGCCGACCGCACCGAACTGATAACTGCCCGGGTCCACAACGGGTGGCAAGTTGAGCAAGGAACGGGGCAGGGACGTGGTCATGGCGCGCGGGGCTTATCGATTGTTGCGGCCATTGTCTGTGCGCAATCTAACGGTATGCACACCCCTGACACGATGACGCCCCGCCGTGCGCGTCATCGTGTCAGGGTGCGACGGTTACAGCGGCGAGTCTGCGGTAGTGCGGGCGGTTTCAACCCAGCGATCCCCGCCGATCCACTGGAATGAAATGGTCCGGATGCCGTTGTTTCCAGGCAGGACAAACGCACCTGCAGTCTTGTACTTCACGCCCCAGGTCAGCGCGCCGGCAGCGCCGCCAGACAGATTGAAGAACACGAACGTGAGTTGACCCGTAAATTTCGAGTTCGGTGGGTTCGTGGGGTTGTTGATCGTAAAAGCGACGTTGTTGGTAATGACAATCTGGACGGTGCTACCGTCCAGGCAATCCGGCGTCATTGCCGGGCCATACGCGAGAGCGTTGAGGCCAGCGGGGATCGTAGCGGCCATCGAGCGGGGCGGCTTGCCGTTGACGTATTCGGCGGTCGCGTTGCCGGTGCATCCACTAAAGGAATTGTTGCTCCCGTATTGGAAGGAAACGCTGGGGTTGCTGCTTGGGTTCACCAGGTTCACGCCCACCACCCCGAGCGAACCGGATTCAGACCACACGCAGTAGCCGGTCGCACCGCAAGTGATGCTGCCCCCCGTGATAGAAACGCCGAGATTGTTGACACCCTGGATGTTCACCCCCTTGCCGGCGCTAGCGGTGACGGTGATGTGATTGCCGGTGAGCGACGCGCCCAGCTCTTGCGGCAACCCGAGGGCGGCAAACAGGAACCCGGTGTTGGCCGCGTATATCCAGCAATTCGATACGGTCAAGGCGATGGGATTAGTCATCTTGAAAGCGGTGTCGCCGATCAGGTCGATAATGCAGTTCGATACGTTGATCGACAGCGGCCCGCCTACAATGCCGTACGTGCCCGAGGAAAGCAGGCAGTTGGCAATCGTGAGCCCTTCGCACGTTACGCCAGCATCGTCCACGCAATCGACCGAGGCCACACCGCCGTTGGCGGTGAGCACGCTGTTTATTACAGAGTTGTTGACCGATTGACCGAATAGCTGCAGCGGGCGGTCACAGAACGTGGCGGTGACGTTATCAACAAGGCTGTTCCAGGTGTACGCCCACCGCACGCCCACGGCCCACCCCGTCAAGGTCAGGTCGCGCGTAGTGATGTCGCTGCACTGATTTGCTGGCGCCGTCGCGGCGCAGTTGATTGCTTTGTATAGCTTTGGGTTCGGCACACCGACGCCGCTGAAACTGTTGAGGAAGAATTTTTCAACAACGACATTCGTGGCCGCTGCGGGCACCGTAAAGCAATCGCAGCCCCATGCTTGGATTTGCGATTGCTCGCCCACCACCGTGCCCCCCGGGCGGAGAACCAGCGGGGTAGTAATTTTGTACGTCGCGCCAGGCGGCGAAACGACATGCAAAGAAGCGGTGAGCGCCTTTTGCATAGATGCGGTATGGTCAAGCGCTGGGGTGCCCGACATCGCATCGGTACGCTCGGCTTCTGTCATGAAGTCGAAAAAGCTGACTACGTCGCGCGCTTTTGAACGCACGCTGCGCGCGACAGCGCCGACGCCGGCCTGTACAAAGTTCAGCTTGTTCGCGTCAATGGCCGCGTCGGCCGCGACCTTCGCGTCCGTGACCACGCCGTCGTTGATGCTGCCCACGGCAAGCGGCTGGATGTACCAGGTCTCGATCTGGTCCACATCCGACGGGATCGGATCAACCAGCGTGACGGTGGCGCCAGCCAGCGAGAACGCGGTCTGCTGCAGTTCAACGCCGTAGGCCGTGCCGCCGAACAGGATATGCACGTTCTCCTTGATGAACGCATCGGACGTGAGGAACAGCGTGGTGCCGCCGGCCACGAAGTCCACGTCCTTGACGTGCGTTTGCCGAACAACGTTGCCGTGCGTTACTTCGACCTGCCAGCCTGCCTCGCTCACGGCGATGTTGCCGTCTTCATCGAACACGAGAGCCTTGTTGGCGCGCGCAACCGCCGTCGGCAGTTCCGCGTTGGTGGCCGAGTCCGACACCGGAAGGCGAACGGCGCGGCCGAGCAGTTCCTCGGCCTGCTGCGCCATGATGGTCACGCGGTCGAGCGCATCCTCGATGACCTGCGGGAAGAAGCCGCCGCGGTTCTGGATATCGGTGAGCTGCAGCAGCGGGACGCTGGACAGGATCGTGAGCTTCTGCGTGGACGGCAACGGGATGCCGCCGTAGCTGTACGTGACCGTGCCGCCGGGGTCGTTGTCCTGGTCGGCGTTCAGTGATACCGAATAGTCGGCGTTGAGCGTCAGCGTGGTCTCGGCGCCGGCCGCATCCGTCAGGATGACGGCCAGGTCGCTCGCGCTGAACACCTTGAACGTGAAGGGGAACGCGGTGGTAACGCCGTTCCCGATGAACGGCCCCGCCTTACGGGTAGTAGTGGAAACGGTCATAGTCCGGCGATCCTTTGGTTGCGGGCATTGTTGCCCTTGGGACCGCCGGTATGCACACCCTTAGTGTTTCTCCTGGAAGCCGAACGCCAGCGCCGCCGCGTTGCTCGTCTTGCCTTCCTTGAGCGCCTTGGCGCCGGTGATGGTGCGGTTGATCTGCGCCCCCGGCAGGCCCACCGCTTCACCGGCCACGTTGATAAGCGCCTTGCGGAACGAGTCATCGAACTGGCCCTTGCGGGTCAGGTCCAGCAGCTTGAGCGCGTCGCCCACCGGGCGCACGCCGGCCGGCCCCTGATAGCCGAAGGTCTTTTCGCCGGCCACGATCTTGCCCGCGTCCGCGAACTCGCGCACGAGGAAGAACAGGCCGGTGAGGTAAGACAGTTGCTCGGCCACGAGCTTTTGCATCAAGGTCTTCATGTCATCGTCGCCGGCGTCACCCGGCGTCAACGCGTCCTTGAGGATCATTCCCAACACCGGCGGCACGCTGTACAGCAGCAGCATCTTGGCGGCCAGCTTCGCCTTGCTCGACTCGGTCATCGCCTCCGCCACGCCCAGGTTCAGCGCCGTATTCATGAACGAGTAGAACGTGGTGAACAGCTTCAGGAACGGGCCGCCGCGCTCGATGGCCGACAGGTCTTTCGTCTGCCCGCCACCCTGCGCGTCGATGACAGCCTGGTCGGCCAGCGCGATGGCGCGGTCCTCGTCGTTGCCCTCGGTGATGGCCTTCTCGTAGGCGCCATGCCAAGTCGGCACGTCCACCATCTGCTGCGCGCGCATCATGAGGACGTACGCGTGCTGCTTGACCATATCGCTGGCCGGAATGTCGGCCTGCACCTTGTTGCGCAATTCGTTGAGCTCGCGGTAGCGCGTGCGCGCGCGGTTGCGCATGAAGTCCGATTTCTCGTTCGCGTCACGCGTGGCACCGATGGGGTCCGCGATGTAGCGCGCGATGCCGCGGCCGATGTACCCGGGCCCGACACGCACGATGGACTGCGTCATGCCGAGCCCCTGCATCGCGGCCGACATCACGTTGAAGCCCAGCCCGGCCACACTCACGTTCTGGCGCAGCTTGCCGATGACGGCCTCGCCCGCGTTGGCCGCGCCCTTCTCGCCCTCGGCCACGTCCGCCACCCAGGATTTGAGCTGGGCCTTGACCTCGGGGCCGTAGTGGTCGCGGATCGCGTTGTCGATGCTGACGGACTTCAGCAGCCGGTTGGCGTCGATCAGCCATTCATGCCACGACAGGTCGTGGATGACATCGTTCACGCCCGAGTACAGACCGGCCAGTGAGTAGAGCAGGGGGCGACCCACCACGGACTCGGCGCGCGTCTTGGTGAAGCTGCGGCGCGTCGTGGCGCTGGTGTACGCGCCCTGCAGTTGGCGCTTCGCGCCTTCGGCGTCCGCGTGTTCCTCGGCCTTTTGGCTTGCCGACGGGTCGTACTTCACCGGATAGTAGCCGCCGCGATATTCGCCGTGCGGCGTTTGCACGGGGCTCGGTTCGATCCACTCGGGCGCCTTGCCGTACACGCGTTTTTCCTTCGCTTCGATGAGCGGGC